TGGAGTGATATGTATACTACATACGGAGGGCCTAAACCCTGCACTACCCTGCACTATCTCCCGAAAGCCGGGGAAGACCGCATAGTCTCACAGTGCATGGTAGACGGGTCAACCCTGCACTGTAGGAATCACCTAAGGAGTCCCCATGGACCACCCTGTTGAGCCCCGAGTCCTCACCCCGGCACAGATTGACCGCTCCCTGGCCGAGCTGGCGCCGGATGCCATCGCCTGCATTGAGCGGGCCTTGCGTGGCACCCAGTCCCCCAACCGCACGGTCCTGGACACGGCCTTCCGGGTCCTGGACCTGGCCCGGGGGTACGAAGCCCCCGAGCTGGACACCCCCGAGGTGGAGGAGCTGCGGAACGTGTTGACCCTGGTTGGGGAGTGAAGGCCCGCCCCTTCGTCCCCGGGAGGGTGCCGCCGGGGATGACGCTGCGGGTGGAACACCTGTTGTCGGACCTGTCCGCCTTCTCCCAGCTCCACCAGGTCCAGGACAAGGACAGCAAGAAGCCCCGGCCCTTCGTGCCCTCCCCGATGCAGCGCAAGATATTCGCGGCCGTCGAGGCGGGGCACAAGCGCATCATCGTCATCAAGGCGCGCCAGGTCTACGCCACCACCGGCTGCAAGATGGTGCTCCACTGGATGGCCACGGCCACCCGCTTCGAGGCCATGCACGCCGTCATCTCCATGCGGGACGACTCGGCCACGGCCTTGTTGAACGACGCCCGCCGTTGGCTCCAGGACCCGCCCGCCCTGCTACAGCGCCCCATCCGCACCCAGGCGCGCGGGTGCATCCAGTACGATGACACCGGCGCCAGCCTGCAGGCCTTCACGTCGAGGTCCAACACCGGCCTCCGCTCCTTCACCCCTGCAGCGGCGGTCCTCTCGGAGGCGGCCTTCGCGCCGGACCTGGAGGAGACCATCGCCCAGCTCGACGCGGCCGTAGGGGAAGGGCTGCTCATGGTGGAGAGCACCGCCAACAACCCCGGGGACTTCTTCTCCCAGCTTGTCCGGGCCGCCCCGGAGAACGGCTGGCACCTCCTGACGATGTGGTGGTGGGAACACCCCGCCTACGAAGACCCGCCGGACATGGTGCCGGCGGACTTCATGGACAGTCTGTCCGATTACGAACGCGACATACAGCGGGAGTACAGCCTACGGCCGGGCCAGCTCCACTGGCGGCGCCGGACGGAGAAGCGCATCGGGTCCACCCACAAGTTCCGCCGGGAGTACCCCGGGTGTATGGATGACTGCTTCCTGGACCGGGAGGGCGGGTACTTCGAGGACGAACTCCTCGGGAACATCCACGTCGTGGAACACCAGCTCCACGGGGAGAGCCACGGCCGGGAGATTGAACCGCCGCACCCCCATGACCGGTACGTGATGGGCGTGGACATCGGGGGAGGCGTCGGGGGCGACTACTCCGCCCTTTGCGTGGTGTCCGTCTCCACCCGCCAGGGCGTCTACACCGAGCGAAACAACCGCGTGACACCGGCGGCCTGGTCCCACCGCGCTATCCAGGTAGCCAGCCGCTACAACCAGGCGCTGGTTCTGGCCGAGTCCAACAACCACGGCCACGCCTTCCTCCTGGAAATGGACCACTGTGGGTACCGGCAACAGTGGCGCGGACCGAAGGGGAAGCCGTGGGTGACCAGCCTCCAGTCGAAGCTGGACGCCTTCGACACCTTGCGCGAAAGCCTGCAGCTAATCCAGATTCTGGACCGGCCCACCTGGTTGGAGCTGCGGTCCCTCACCATCCCCGCCGGGAAGGTGGCCCCCGAGGCGCCGAAAGGCTCCCACGATGACGCGGCGATGGCCTGCGCCCTCGCCTACCGTTGCCTCCGGGATGTTCCTGCCACGTGGCGCACGCACGCGCTACACTCCCAACGAACGCGGATAGATGACCTCATCGCGGCCAGCCGTGCCCGGCGCATCCGTTCTTCTTCCCTGCCCTTCTGAGGCCCCCGATGCTCGAACCCTCGGACATTCGCGACATTTGCGAACAGCATGACCTGTACTGGGACCAGCGGCGGGACCAGCTACGGGAGCTGCGGCGCCTCTACATGACGCGGTTCTGGGAGTCCGAGACCTACCCCACCCTCGACGGCATCCTCCGCACCGAGGTCCCCAAGGCCTACGCCGTGGTGGAGTCCTACCTGGGAAGCCTCTACGCCAAGAACCCGGCGGTTCGGGTGGAACCGGACCTCCGGGACCGGGGCAACCCCGAGGTGGCCCAGGCCACGGCCAACCAGTACCTGCTCACCATCCGGGAGCAGCTCGAAGACGCCACCCGCCTGGCGCTCATCTACCCGTGCGCCTTCATGAAGCTGGCGCCGGTGGAGTCCGTGGACCCGTTGAAGCGGGTGTCCTGCGCTGCACTCCCGCCCTGGGAGGTCATCGTGGACGCCACGGCCTGCAGTTGGGACCAGCAGCGCCACGTAGGCCACGTGTACCTCATGCCGGTGGCCGAGGCCTCGGAGCGCTACGGCAAGGAGTCCACGGAGTTCAGGACCCGGGCCTACTCGAAGTGGATTGAGGCCACGGGCATTGCCGGGAAGGACACCATGTTGGGCATTGACTCCAACGCGGGGGCCGTGCCCGACTCGGACCGGTGGGTCCGCATCGTGGAGCTCTACGACCTCCAGGAAGACCGCCTCCTGGTGTGGTCGCCCGACTACGGGGACGGCAACGCCTTCCTCTTCGAGGGGGTCCGCGTCCAGGTGGGCGCCCTCGACCCCGAGGCCGAGGCCGAGGCCGAGACCCCCGAGGGTGAGATTGTCCACGAAACCACGGGCATCCCCTACAAGAGTGCGTCCGGCCGCCCCGTGGTGCCCATCCTCCCGCTCTACTTCTCGCGCGACCCGGACACCCCGCTCCGGGGCTACAGCCTCATCCACCGCAGCCTGGACCAGTTCCGCGAGATGAACGTGATGAGGACCTACCAGGCCCAGGGCGTGCGGCGGATGGCCCGTCAATGGATGGTCCGGGCCGGCTTCCTCTCCGAGGACTCGGCCGCGAAGATTAGCCAAGGCCTCGACGGGGAGTTCGTGGAGGTGGACCTGGCGCCCGGGGCGGACCTGGCCGGCAACATTCTGCCCGTCCCCCAGGCCCCCATCCCCGGGGACATTGCGGCCTATGCGACCACGGTGGACATGGACATCCGGGACGCCGGCCTCCTGGCGCCGTTCACCCGTGGGGAGGTCACCAAGTCCACGGCCACGGAACAGAACCTCCTGGCCGCCTACACGTCCTCCGAGCTGGGACGGATGGCCCGCATCCGGGATGCGGTCATCACCGGCCTGGCGCAGACCTACAACGTGATGCTCTCTGTGGTCCTCGGGGATGACGCGGAGCCCCTGGCCCTGCCCAACCCGGTAGGCCCCACCATCCTCTCCGCCGATGACCTCACCGGGGACTTCGGCTACTGGGCGGTAGACGCGGGCACCACGCCCATGAGTGACCTGGCCAAGCAGCAGAGCCTGGAGCGCCTGGCGCCCATCTTGGTCCAGCTCGGGGCGGACCCGGCCCTCATCCTCGAAGAGATGGTCCGGGTGTTCCAGCTCCCGGAGAACCTGTCCACCCCTGCCCCGCCTCCCCCCGAGGTGGCACCCCCCGCGCCCGAAGGCCTCCCGCCCGAAGGCCTCCCCATCGAAGGGGCGCCCGGCCCCGTTCCTGGAGTCTGACCCATGCCCCTCGACTACGGCCCCTCCATGCCCTCCGACGGAATGCCCCCCGACCTCATGGAGGCCGCCCAGGATGCGGACGCCATCATCGGCTCCGAGCTCGCCGCCCTGGTCCCGGCCTTTGACAAGCCCATCAACGTGAAGGTGATGAACGCCCTGGCCAAGGCCATCGCGGACGTGGGCCGGGTGATGGGGATGGACATTGTCCCCGACAAGTACACCGAGCCCGTGATGGAGCTGGAGCCGGACGTGGTGCGGTTCCTCGCCATGGCCGCAGCGGCCGCCGAGGACTACGGGAAGCCCCTGCCCATCGAGCTCGACCAGCTCCGCACGGAAGCGGACCTCACCACCCTGACGGCCGCCCTCATCCAGTTGGCCAAGGACTCCAAGTTTGAGGAGTTCCTGGACATGCCAGCCGAGGGGGAAGAAGCGGACGTGTCCGTGTCCGTCGAGGTCATGCCGGAAGAGGAGGAGGAGGCCGAGGCCTTCGACTTCGCCAGCCGGATGCGGCGGTAGTCCCCCATGGCCTTCACCAGCATCCGCGCCCAGCTCGCCAAGGCCTTCGGCTTCGGCCGGCGGCCGCGCACGGTCATCCCCCGCACCAGGTCCGCCCAGTACGTGGCGGCCTTCGGTGGGGACCCGATGCGGGAGTTGCAGAAGGCCATTGACCTAAAGAACCCCGTCAGCTTCTTCTACAATGACAAGTGGCAGCCTGAGGGCGTCCTGGGCAAGTACGGGACGCGCGTGGGCAACCCGCACGCCATCTGGCGCGGGAAGAACGGAACGGTGTACCTCCACTTGTACGTGGACCCGCAGTCCGCCTCCGCTACCGGGGACCTCCCGGGGTGGCGAACCTTCATCATCAGCCGCATCCAGAACGTGTCCGTCTTCGAGCTGGGGTCCCGCATGTTCGGCCGCCCCGTCCAGTTCGTGACCGCACCCGGCTGGAACCCGGGATGGTACTTCCGCGTGGGCACGCCCCTGCAGATGATTGACGCCGAGGACGTGTCCGACCTCCTCATCTAAACCCCAAGCAAAGGGACTCACCCATGAGCACCCCCGACGTATTGACCGCACCGAGCAACGCCCCTTCCCACCACCAGTCCGTGGCGGAGACGGTCCTGGCCGAGGCCCAGGCCGCCCATTCGGCCACCGATTCGGCCACCGATTCGGCCACGGCCGAATCCCCGGACGTGGAACCCTCCATGGTGGAAGCCATGGCCGAGGAGGGGGACGTGGAGATTGAAGACACCGGCGAAGACGGGAAGCCCCGGCGCCGGAACCTGTCCTGGGATGACGCCATCGGCCAGGTCCCGCCCGATATCGCCAAGCTGATGAAGAACATGAGGGCGGACTACACCCGGAAGACCCAGGAGCTGGCGGACCAGCGCCGGGA